GGTAAAGAGGCGGCGCTCCATTTGCGGATTTTTCCTACAGCGCATATCGTCGTGGTCAACAGATGCGCACCGCGACAGCACGTCGGCACGGAACCCTAAAAACAAGCTCACGCAAGGACAATCCGTCGCCTCGGCCTGCCGCAGATGCAGCAAGGCCAGCCGAGCCAGACAAATGGGCGGCCGTCGCTGCTGCCGCGAAGACCCAGCGTCATAGGTGGCTGGTCGAGCGGCTCCGCGCGGCCGGCAGGGATGGCGGCCGGCCTCTGTCCAGGCGCGAGGTCCGCGAGCTGGAGGATCTGTCCGGCCAGTCCGGCCCCCCGGCCGGATGGGTCAGAACCATGGAGGAGGTCGCCCGGCACTTCGCCGTCGCGGCGAGGACCGTGGACCGCTGGGTCAAGGACGGCTGTCCGCGCGATCCGCGCGGGTGGTTCGAGCTCTCGGCCGTCGGCCGGTGGAGGGAGGCCCGGGAGCGGGCCAGGTCGGCCCGCGAGAAGGCGCCGCTCGCCTCGGCCGAGGCCCGCTGGCGCATGGCCCGGGCCCAGGCCGAGGAGATCCGCCTGGCCCAACTCCGCGGCACCCTGCTCGACCGCGAGGATGTGGAGCGCGGCCGGGTGGCGCGCCTGGTGGCCGTCCGCCGGAGGCTCCTGGCCCTGCCCAGGTCCGCGGCCCCCATCCTCGCTGGCCTGACCCCGCGCGAGATCGAGGCCTGGCTCGACGGCTGGGCTCGGGATGCCATCCGGGCCTTCGCCGAGGAGGTCCAGCCGGAGGACGCGGGTGGCCCCGGATCGGACGAGGCGTCTCCGGCCCGTGCATCGACGACGCTCGCCGGCGAATATGACGATCCCAACGACCTGGCGGAGCCCGCCGTGGACCTCCCAGGACCGCAGGCGAGAGCGGCCACGGCATGAGGACCAGGCGCGCGGCGCGGCGCCCGCTGTTCTCGCCGGCGGAGCGCCAGGCGCTCGCCCTGCCGGAGGCCCTGACCGTGTCGGCGTGGGCCGACCGCTGCAGGCTCCTGGACTCGCGCGCGAGCGCCGAGCCGGGGCCGTGGCGGACCTCGCGGGTCCCGTACCTCCGCGAGGTCATGGATTCGTTCTGCGATCCCGATGTCGAGCACCTGACCATAATGAAAGCGGCCCAGGTCGGCGGCACCGAGGCCGTGCTCAACATGGTCGGCTACGCGGTGGACCAGGACCCGGGGCCGCTGCTGATAGTCCTCCCGCGCGAGGTGGACGCGGCCGCCGTGTCGAACGACCGCCTCCGCCCTATGCTGGAGGCCGTGACCCTGGCCGGGCACCTACCGGCCTCGCCGCAGGACCTCCATCATCTCGAGCTCCGCCTCGACCGGATGACGATCTACCTGGCCGGCGCGAATTCTCCGGCGGCCCTGGCGTCGCGCCCCTGCCGCTACGTGTTCCTCGACGAGGTGGACAAGTACCCCGCCTTCTCCGGCCGCGAGGCGGACCCCGTCCACCTGGCGGCGGAGCGGACGAAGACCTTCTGGAACCGACGCATCGTCGAGGTCTCAACGCCGACGACGCGGGCGGGCTACGTGATCCAGTCCTACGAGGCTTCGGACCGCCGGCGCTACCAGGTCCCGTGCCCGAAGTGCGGCGCCTGGCAGGCGTTCGCGTTCCCGCGCCTCAAGTGGCCGGAGGATGTCCGCGACCCGGAGCAGATCCGGCGCGGCGCCCTGGCCTGGTACGAGTGCGCCGCCGAGGGGTGCGGCGCCAGGTGGGGCGACCAGGCTAGGCGCGCGGCCGTGGCTCGCGGCAGATGGGTCCCCGAGGGCGCCCGCGTCAACCCCGCCGGAGAGATCGAGGACGCGCCCCCGGCCTCCGGCCACCGCGGCTACCACCTTCCGGCATTCCTTTCGCCGTGGGTGACCCTGTCCGAGATCGCGGCCAAGTTCCTTGAGTCCCGCCCAGAGGTGCGGCGGTTCATGAACTTTGTGAATTCGTGGCTCGCAGAACCGTGGGAGGAGAAGGTCGAGGAATCGCGGCCGGAGATCCTGTCGGCCCGGGCCGGGGACTACCCCGCCGGCTCCGTGCCGGCCGGGGCCCTGGTGCTCACGGCCGGCGTGGATGTGCAGAAGGGGTGCCTCTATTTTGTGGTCCGCGCCTGGGGGTACGGCGAGGAGTCCTGGCTGGTTCGGGCGGCCCGCGTCGAGAGCTGGGAGGAGTTGATCCGAGCCATGTTCCGCACGTCCTACCCACGGCACCCGCCCGGCGGCGACCCGCTTCCCGTCCGTCTCGCCTGCCTCGATTCCGGCTACCGGACGGACGAGGTCTACGAAGTTGTGCGCGCATGGCTGCACGTCTCGCGCGCGGTGAAGGGCGCCGAGCACCTGGCCGGGATGCCGTACCGAATGAGCGCGCTCGACCGCGACGCGCGGACCGGGCGCCCGATGCCGTCCGGGCTCTCCCTCTGGCACGTTGACACCTCGTACTACAAGGACAAGCTCGCGCGCCTGGCGGCCGCTCCGCCGGACGATCCGGCCGCCTGGCACCTGCACGCCGAGCCCGCCCAGGAGTACCTCGACCAGTTCTGCGCGGAGCGCAAGATCACCGAGCGGAACAAGAAGACAGGGCGGACCCGCGAGGTCTGGACCCAGGGGACCTCGCAGGCCCCGAACCACTACCTCGACTGCGAGGTGTACGCGGCCGCGGCCGCCGAGATGCTCCGCGTCGCGGCGCTCCGCCGGCCAGGCGAGGAGCACCAGGTGTTCAAGCCGGACCCACCGCGGGACCGCGGCGGCCGCGGGAGCTGGCTCGGAAGGAATAACTCCGGTGGCGGGTGGATCAACCGCGAGGGCCGCGGGAGGTGGTTGCGATGAGTGACAGAGACGACAGGCGCCCTGCCGGCACCGTCGCGGCGCGGGCCGCGGCGCCGGCGCCGCGGATCCGAAGGAGTCCGGCTCCTGCTGGTGAGACCCCGGCCCGGATCCGCGACGCCGGGCTCCTGGCCGAGGCCCGGGCCAGCGGAGGTCACTACCGCGAGGCCTGCACCTGCGGTGGCGACGGGCGGATCTACGCGACGCGGGCGGCAATGCGTTACCTGAAATGCCGGGCCTGCGGACGGAACTGGAAGACGATATTCCAGGAGCATGCCGATCCGCCCCCTCTGGCCCTACCACTCGGGATCCCGCTCCGCGTGCCTCCGCGCCCGCCGCCTCCCGCCGTCGCGTGCCGCGGCGGGTTCACGTTCGAGGCCAGGCCGGTCGGTCCGGTCATCCCCGCCGCCCCGTTGTGCTGGGACGTGGAATAGCACGGCGGTACGTTGACGCGGGGCCTCCCAGGGGGACCCTGACGTCATGGCCGCTCCCACGACGCAGGAGCTCCTCGATTCGGTCAACTCCGCGATCAAGGCGATCCTGGACGCAGGGGCCGTGGTCTCCTACGAGATCGGCGACCGCGGTCTCAAGCGCGCGGAACTCTCCGACCTGCTCAACCTGCGACGCGAGCTCCAGGCCCAGAACATCCCGACAGGTGGGCTCCGCCTGCACGTCGAATTCGTGGAGCCCGACGGGGTTTCCCGGTGGGAGTGAATATGCCCCCACGCAAGTCCCGCGTCGGAAATCTGGCGGCGCCAGCCGGGGGACTGTCCCGCGTCTCAGGGTTCCTCGATCGCGTCGTTGAGGCCGTGGCCCCTGCTCGGGCCGCCAAGCGCGCCGCGGCCCGCGCCGCCATGGCGGCCTTCTCCCGCGGCGGGGTGGCGCACCACGCGGCCCGCTCGGACCGCCTGAAGGGCAATTGGGCCGTCACGTCGGGAAGTCCCGACGAGGACAACCTGCCGGAGCTGGAGATCGTCCGCGAGCGCTCGCGCGACCTGAACCGGAACGACGGCCATGCCGCCGGCGTGACCGGGGCCATCGTTGACAACGTGATCGGGACCGGGATCCGTCCGCAGTCCCGGGCCGACGCATCCCTGCTCGAGGTATCCGATGACGCCACGGCCGCCTGGGCGAAGACGGCGGAGCGCGCCTGGCGCCGCTGGTCTCCGTGGGCCGACGCCGCGGACCGGATGTCCCTCGAGGAAATTCAGGGCCTCGCCGAGCGTCAAGTCCTTGAGAACGGCGAGGTGTTCATCCTGCCGGTCCGCGTGGCCGGCCCCGGCCGGCCATACTCCCTCGCCCTCGACGTGGTCGAGGCCGACCGCGTAAAGACCCCCAACGAGCACATTGGCAACGATCGCGTCCGCGACGGGATCGAGGTCGGGGACCGCGGCGAGCCGGTGGCCTATTGGGTCCGGAAGGATCACCCTGGGGATCTCACCGTCGGCCGGTGGAACATGAGCAACTCCGCGAGCAACTACTGGCGGATCCCCGCCCGGAACAGCTTCGGGCAACGAAACGTCTATCACGTCTACTGGCTCCGGCGTCCGGGGCAGACCCGCGGGTTCCCTTTTTTCGGCCCGGTGATTCGGCTCTTCAAGGACCTGGGAGATTATTTCGAGGCGGAGATCGTCGCGGCCCGGATCGCGGCGTGCTTTGCGTTGTTCATCAACAAGAACGACCCCGCCGGCGCCGTGATCGGCGCGACGGAACGCACCCAGGAGGGGAAGCGAATCGGAGAGATTCAGCCCGGCCTAATCGAGTACCTGGGCATGGGGGAGAGCGTCTCGCAGGTGAACCCCGCCCGGCCTGGCTCCAACTTCGACGCCTTCGTGACCCGGTGCCTCAAGGCTATCTCGGCGGGGTGCGGCCTCCCCTACGAAGTCGTGGCGCGCGACTACTCGCAGACGAATTATTCCTCCGCGCGGGCGGCTCTCCTCGAGGCGCGCCGGATGTTCGCCGCTCGGCAGACCCTCCACGTCGTCCGCTGGTTACATCTGACGTGGCAACTCCTGATCGAGGAGGCCTACCTCGCGGGAGACTTCGGTGCCCTCGCGGCGCCAGGGGTCACCGACCGCTGGGAGGATTGGACGCGCGCGACGTGGATTCCGCAGGGGTGGAGCTGGGTCGATCCCGAGAAAGAAGCACGCGCCGCCGGACTCGCGATGCAGAATGGTCTATCGACTCTCGCGGACGAGGCCGCCGCGCAGGGCCGCGACTGGGAGGAAGTCCTCGCGCAGCAGGCGCGGGAGGCGGCACGCCGTCAGGATCTCGGGCTGCCCCCTGCTCCGACGTCCGCCCCCGCGCCCACGGCGCCAGCTCCGGCACCCGAAGTACCCGACGACCCCGTGGTAAAGCGGGGGGTCGGCGCATCCGCCGGCGGAGCGTAGCGTCGGCTTTCGAGGGACCATGGGTGACAACGATCGCGGGAACGACGTAGACCTAAAGGCCTCCGCCGTCGGCGTCGATGCCGCGCGGTTCGCCGCGGGTCCATCGTCCGCCACCTTCGCGGCGGACGGCGCCGGGACTGACGGCAAGCCCAAGCCCCGCAAATTCCGCATGGTCGCCAACACCGGCGCGCCGATGCCTCACTGGCTGTTCGGCCGCGCAATCGTAGACCTCGACACCTTGCAGATCCCGGAGACCTCGATCCCCGTCCTCGTATCTCACGATCACGGCCGGATCGCCGGTTGGACCGCTAAGATCGAGCGGACCGCCGAGGGCCTGGTCGCCGAGGGAACCCTGAGCGGGGCCACCGACGACGGGCGCCAGGTGGCGGCCCTCTCCGACGAGGGATTCCCCTGGCAGGCCTCGATCTTCGTTCCGCCCCAACGCCTCGAGGACGTACCCGCCGGAGAGACCGTCAAGGTGAACGGCCGGGACTTCGCCGGGCCCGGCGTGATTTTCCGCAACGCCAAGCTCGGGGAGGTCTCCTTCTGCGCGCTGGGCGCGGACGATGCCACCTCGGCGCGGGCCCTGGCGGCCTCCGCCGTCAACAACGCATCTCGTAACCAGGGGCCGCGTGCCCCGGAGGGTCAGATGAAGAACGACACCCCCCCCGCCGCGCCGGACCTCGTGGTCCAAGAGCGCGAGCGCGTGGCCGGAATCATGGCAGAGGCGAAGGCGCTCGGCCTTCCGGATGCCGCGTTCGACCTCGTCAAGGACGGTGCGTCCCTCGCGGACGCCCGGGTCTCCCTGCGCGACCGGAAGCTCGCGACCCTGAAGGCCGCGGCCCCCGCGCCGACCGGGCAGCCGGCACCCGGAGCACCCGCCCCGACGGGGACCACGTTCGAGAACCTGCCGATCCCCGAGCGCGCGAAGATGGAATTCGCCGCCGATCCCCTGGTCCGTGACGAGTTCGGCCGCGTGGAGTTCTACGAGGCCTTCCTGCGCGCGAGCGCCGGGAACCGGGTCAAGATGCACAGCTCGGCCGCCGCCTTCGCGGCGCGCCGGTAGGAGGAGCCCGCCATGGCACAGCTCGCGGCACAGAAGCCTCGGATCTACGGGACCGGATTCCGCGCCTACAAGGGCTCGGCCTCGGTCAAGGCCTCCGTCAAGGTTTTCGAGGGCTCGGCTCTCGGCGACGACGCCGCGGGCGCGGCCCGCCAGCTCGTGGCCGGCGACCCCTTCCTGGGGTTCGCCTTCCGCGACCAGGACAACTCCGCCGGCGCGGTCGGCGACAAGAAGGTGGATCTCATCGAGCGGGGCGAGATCGAGATCCCCGTCACGGGCGCGACCGGCATTGCCGACGTCGGCGACACGGTCTACGCCAGCGACGGCGACACCTTCACCAAGGTCGCCACCAGCAACTCGTCGATCGGCAAGATCAAGCGGTACGTCTCGGGCACGACCTGCGTGGTCGAGTTCGAAGCCGTCCAGGTCCGCAGCCTCTAAGGGCTGACAGGAGGAGACAAACATGGGTGCAGCGGCGCTTTCTTCGCGGGCGATCATCGGGAGCCTCTACTACAAGATCGAGCAGGCCGGCCGGGTGGGCTGGGTGCCGAAGATCTCCCGCCTCTTCAAGTCCGACCAGAAGACCGAGACCTACCCATGGCTCGGGCAGACCCCGGCCCTCCGGGAATGGGTCGGCGAGCGCCAGGCGAAGGGCCTCCGCGACAACAACGCGGTCACGATCGAGAACCTGTTGTTCGAGGCGACGTTGCCCGTGGACGTCCGCGAGCACCGCCGGGATCA